TTAAATCGCCATAACCTATTGCGTTATTTTCATAATATTGTTTGCCTAAAATTGCTTCAGCTTTTTGATATTTAAATTCTATAAACTTTTTAGCTTTTGGTTTATTAACCGTTATATCTTTTAAATCTATAAGGTTAGAAATATCATAAGATTTGCCTTTAGAATACCAATTATCTAAAGTGTCAATATAGTAGTTTGAGCTTGATGTTGATTTTAATATTAAGTTAAATTGTATTATTAAACTATTAATAAAATCCTTAACTTTTATGTTAGGTATTTGTTCATATATTTTAACTATTGTATTAGCTGTTGTTTGTGAAGCTGATGTTGCTGTCAATCTTCTATAACTATAATTTGCAGGAAATGTTAAAGGCAAATTAATAAATCTAGCTTCATAAATTAAATTTGATGTAAAAGTAATTTGAGTTTCAATAGCTGTTAGCTGAAATGTGAATAAATGATTGTTATTATCTTGACTATAAGTTTTGGCATAAATATTTAAAGTTATATTGCCCTGTTGATTTTCATAAGTGTTATATAAAATTCCATTATCAAAAACTTGTATTTTATATTTTTCTAAAGAAGTTGTATTGATTTTTAATTTTATTGATATATAAGGAAAAAGAATATCGTAATTAGGAAAATTATTATCCCAATCAACAATAACTGAATCTGTAGTTGTATTTATTTCAGGTGTTGCAACACCCCAATCAGCTTCGTTAACAGTTAAAGAAGTATAATTTATTGCTAATGGTGTTGAGCTTGGTAATAACCTATTAGCATCACGATGCAACCACATAAACAAATTATAAAAAATAGCACGATCAAAAAAATCACGACTAAATATAATATTGTATTTTGTCTCAATAGCTTCAATAATTCTTATAAGTCTTAAAGCAGGTTTAAAGTCTTTGTATTCTATAATATTATCAGTATCATTTAAATCAAAATCTACATTTATGCCATATCTTAAATAAGTCTTTGCGCTTATTAAAGGATAGTAAACATCACCGCTATTTAAAGAAGCTGTATTAAGACTATTAATAACCGTACTACTATAAGCATGATCGTAAGTTGTTATATTTTGAAACAAATCTTTTAACTCATCTTCACCAAATTTATCAGATAACCCAACGCCAGCTCCAAAGAATGTAACTGAATAACTATTAGGCACCCCATTCTTTAACTTTGCTGAATCTAATTGTAATGATCCGTATCTAAATGGTGTTGAATTTACTTCAATATAGGCATCAACTCGGATGTTGGCATTATAAGCGTTGGCTTGCGAATCATCACGTCTTAAAACATCGCCTGAATACCAATAATCAAACATTTTGTTATTAGTAGGTGAGCAGGGGATTGTAAAGTTTTGAGTAAAATCCGTTCTTACTTTAGAAATATCGGATAAATTTTTAATTTGTAGATTTATTTCAATCTTTTCATCATTAAATAAGTCTAAAGCTATGTAACCATCCGCATCAAATCGCTTTAAATATAATGTAACATCCATTAATAAACTTGATTTAACTTGTTAAACGAATATTCAAAGTCCATTGTGTACTGAATTAGCTTGTCAAACAACCTTGATTTACGTTCAAATGACTTTTTATTTATGTTAACTGGCAAATATTGACCGTTATTTTCTAAATAAACGAACTCCGATAGCATTAATTCATCAAATAATACGTTATAATACTCAGGCAAATAGTCAGTATTGCACGTTATTTTCTCTTTTGCATTAGGATTAAATGTTTTTTGCTGATGTGATTGTAAAGAATACTCGCCAAATGTTGAAATTACAGGCATATATTCAGAACTTTCAACCTCAAATGATTGCTTATTTCTTAAATTAAACGGGATTGATTGCCATACGCCATACTTATTTTTAAAGAAACAATTATATAAAGGATATTTGCAGGCATCTTTAACAGTTATGTAATGATCTTCATTACCTGTTTCATAAGTAAACCTAACTAAAAAGAAATCGCCTAATAATTCATCTTCTAAATAGCTATTCATATTGATATAAGAAACTAATTGATTGTTAAATTCAGGGTTTAATCCAAATGGTTGTGAAACGCCAGCTATCTTAATAGTTTCTAATCCTTCGCTTATAAAGTAAATAGGATAATCCGATCCACGATATACAATATGATTAGTTATGCTGCTTAATACGTTTGTTTGTATCTTAGGATTCATTAATTCTATATGATAACCAAAGCCATCAACAGCATAAAAGTTTTTAATTTGTTGCCCTATATTGCTACCTAAATAAAAAGCGGTTAAAGTTGTTTCTAACCAAACTGAATCAAAAGCAGTTGAAGTATTTATACCAATACCAAATGTTGGTATATTTGATTTACAATAATCGTTTACAAATTTAGCAACTTCAAAATTTATCTTTGTTTGCCCTGCTTTTATAACTTGATTTGATAATGTAAATTGTGGTGTGTTAGGTTTGTCAACATCAAACTCCCCTCGATATATTCGCATTTCAATTTCAGCTGAATCAAATAAAACAGTTGGTTCAATAAATACATTAAACGGGCTTCTTGATAAAATAATGTTATCCCTAAAAAGTACATTTGCTACATCTACATAATTTAAAGTTACATTTGTAGAAACAGAAACAGTTGAAATAGTTACATCCGTTTTATTTAATACAATATCAACACCATCATTAACTTGAGTAACTGTAGCCCAATAATATGGTGCCCAAAAGTTAGCTAAAAAGTTATATAGGTTTACAATAGTATCTAATTTAACAGCTCCTATTGTAATTTTACCTGCTGTTAATATTGGCGCAAATTGAAACTGATAATTAGTTGCTGTTATAAACTCCGAAGGTATTGCTAAATTATAAGTAAATTGTTCTGTTGTAGTTTGACTTATTAATTCAGGCCCTGTTATAGTAACTAACCCGCCTGTAGTATTAGTATAATTATGCAAAGTAAAAGTATCAGTTCCTAACCCTGTTACATTTATATAAATATCATAAAACCCTGCAGCGTTTACTGTAGGTGATAATGCATAAGTTATAGATCCATTTGCGTTAAAAGTTTGTAAGTTTGTTAATAGGTTTGTAATTGTTACCGATGTTGCAGCGTTTCTAATTGTGTTAGTTGTATCGTTTGTAACAGTTCTAAAAGTTTTATCTATATTTTTTAAAACACTTCCATTCTTTTTAATATCTAAATTAAAAAGTAAACCTATTGCAGGGTTGCCAGTGAACGCTATTTTAAATCGCCATACATTTGTAAATTCAGGGTTGTTAATTAACCTAACTTGTATTTTCTTTGCCATTATATATCTTTTAAACTAAATTCCATAAAATTCTCAACATCTAATCCATACGATTCAGCAACTTCATTAGGTAATTCTTTAAACGCCTGTTCAAATGGTTTGGTAAAAAACAAACTTGGCTTTATACCGTTGTAAAATATACCCCTTGCAATCGCCCATTTTAAACCCTCTCGACTTGTAAACCTTCCCTTTGCTGTTCTTGGGGCCAAACCTTTTTTAATCACCCATTTATCAAACGCTTTAGCAGGTGGCATTTTTGTTGTATATGAGTATTGTGTATTGTATTTTTTCTTAACCCCACTAACCCCTTTGTCCTGATATAATCCGTATTTTTCCATTGTGAAATCTAAAGCAAAACTATTGGGCATAACTTTAGCAACGCCATCAATACTATTGCTTAGCTTCTTGCTCGAATCTTTATTCATCGATGCTAAATTAGCTTTTGACTTTGCAATCACAAACTCCTTAAATTCATCAAGTGTTTTTTGCGTTTCTTTTTTATTCATCGCATGGATCATAAGAATTAGTAATACTCAATTCAAGTTGAAAACTACAGCCATCTAACATATTTAAAAACTGCAGGGATATTGCCTCAGGGTTTGTTTGTGATGCAACTTCAATATCATTTGCATTTATATCGTTTAACGAATAAAATAACCTGTTTGAAATTGCAACCGCTTTGTTATAGTTGCTTAGCTCGTTATCATTTCGCAGCCATTTATCAGTTGATGTTATTTTTGAAGTATCCCTAATGTTTAAAATATAAACATCAAATGTAAAGCTCATAACCCCCATTGCATAATTTGGATTGAAGCTTAAAAACTGAATATGCCCTAATGGATAATTTGTTTTTTTATCCATATCAATATCATTTGAAGTACCATGTGTTACTACATTAATATCAGGATCGGCAATTAACAACCCCTTTAGATAATTTATAACTGTATTAAATTCGTTATTCATGCTTTTTTAATTGTTTATTTTCTTCATTTGCTAAATCAATCTTAAATTCTAAATATGTGAGAAATTGATGGATATTGGTTTTTGTTGCTCGTTCAAAATCAAAATAGTTTCCTCCAGCAACTGTGTAAATTGATTGATACCAATTTGTCCCCCATTTTGCGCCAAATGTTTCTCCAATAAAGCGGTCTCCGCTGTCGGTTGTTGTAAAAAGTCCCTCGTAGCTTTCAATAATTCGCTGTTTAAATTCGAAAAAAAAACCATCGAACTGAGTAACAATTCTAAAGGCAGTTTTAACATACTTTCACAGCTATCATCTGAGCCCTTGTAATCTTCTAATATATACTTACTACCTAATTTCTTTTTTATTGGTCTGTAAAGCACCGCCATAGCCCTGTGATAGTTTTCAGGATCCGCAAAGTATTTATCCAAATCGATATATTCGCCAGCGCTTATATTATCAAAGTTAGGAATGCGCCCTAAGTCTTTGTAAATTTGTATATCCCTCGGATCAGTATTTAGAACGTCAACAATTTGCTGAGCGATTTCCTTCATATCCTTAATAGGAATTTTAAGCACATCTTCAACGCTTAAATCACAAAAGTTTGCTATAATAGAAACCATTATAACTTCATCATCCACTTCTTCAAGTTTAGTAATGCGGTTGTATTTAATAAACTGCTCAATAGTTACATCTTCTAAGGATGTTGGTATAAGTATCTTCATAATATATAAACGAAATTAATCAAAATTGTAACGCCCAAAATTAGGTTTGCCGATTAAATCCCAAACGGCATATCCTAAAGCATCTAATAAATGGTTATAATCATCAATAGGCGTTTGGCTTTTAGAATCGTGCCAAACGTAGTTATTTAGTTCCTTAACTAAGTTAGTTGAATTAGGATCTATTATTAATTTATAGTCTTGTACTAAAGCAATCCGTTCAATTATTGTAGGTTTTTTAATACCCTTTATATTTAAACCCCTGCTTTGTAATTCAGATATTAAACGGGGCTCAGCACTATCAGCAATAATTAAATTATTGGCACCGCAATACCGATTATTTTCATCGTAGATTTGTGAAGTTGTTAACCCCGTTTTATAAAGTAGTTCTTTGCAATAGATTTGTTTGCGGTCTTTGTCAACAGAAACTTGAATCAAAGTTGTTGGATCAATACTAAATCCAAAATCTTGTCCGTAAACAGATTTGTTTACTTCTTTAAATTCATCAATTTGCCAGTTAGTAAATACAACGCCCTCAGCTTTGTTTAACCACCCGCCTAATATTTGATGTTTGTATTTTGTAGGGTTGTTTACTTTGATACGTTCAACCTCGTTTATAAAAGATTGATCTAGGTTATTTATGTTATCTAAGTAGGTAGTGTGAATATAAGTAACATCTTCTTTAATGCCGTTAAATCCTTCTTGTATGCCCCTATCTTCAAAGAAGCGCTTATATATCCAATGCTCTTTAGTTGCAGGGTTAAGAATTAAAATAACTCGATTCTGTTTGCCCTTTTGCCTAATTGATAAATTGATTTTATCAAAGACTGTTTCATCTGTTAGT